ACTTCCCTGACCTGCGCCTTGGTGGTTACGGGCGGCCCTACTTCCTCGCGATTCTTTTTTCGCTTTGCGCGCAGCTTTTCCAGAATTGGCAAGGCCAGCCCTATGGCGTCGTCCTGCACGCGGACAGACGATTCCTCGTAATCCTTTGGAGTGGCCGGAATAACACTGGGGCGGTCGGCCAGCTTAGCCTGCTTCAACTTGGTCAGCTTCTCTCCGATCTTGGCTACAGCGTTGCGCTGTTTCTTGACCTTCAATTCATTGATACGCTCCAGCCGCGCGGCGATTTCGGCCGGCGTGCGTTCGTCTATGCCGGCGGCAAACGGGCTGGCGCGCGCGGCCTTCAAATCCAGATTCTGGAAGTATTCCGGCGGGCGCAGCGGCACGTTGTGCGTGGCCCCCAGGGATTGCAGTTGTGGGTCGTCCGGCGCGCGCGCCCAGGCACGTTCCACCACCTGCGGGTCCGTGCGCCGCCGCAGATCGGGGCCTACCACGTCGTCCAACGTGATTTTGTTGGCCCTATAAAGGCTGCCTTTCGTCTCACTGCCCAGCATATGGTCTACCGCATCCGCCGGCGCGCCGCGCAGGAACTCGTCAAAGCCAAAATCCCCGCGCGGCTCTACGTGGTCCGGCAGGCGCCCACCCTGCGGCCCCCGGTCAAAGTCGCCCTCTGGCCCAGGCTCGTCACCCGGCGGCCGCACGCGCTTGCCGGCTTCATCCACTTCATCGTTCAGGTCGGGGTCTTTGAAGTGCGGGATTAAAGTGCTGCGGCAATTCGGGTGTGCCGGCGGGCCGGGCGGGATACTGCCGATAGGAAAGAATTTCCCGTGCAGCGCCATGCAGATTTCGCTGGTGCGGGCGTCCATAACGGAATCCCAGATATACCCGTCGATTATATCGGCGTTGGCATCGTAGGCCGCCCGGTGCCCCTCGTTCATGGCCGCAATCAGATTGGTCCGGGCAATGCGCACGCCGGCACGCTCGCTGATACCCGTGGCCGCCACAATTGCCTGGGTGGTTGCGCCTATGGACTCCCCGCTCACCACCGCGTGCGTAATTGTGCGGCGGATGTCGTTCACGGCCTTGGTGCTCAGGGCCGCGTACTGTGTACTAGCCTTAGTGCCCAGGACCGGCCGTACTGCACTGGCTTGTGCAGCTTCCCGAAAAATTTGTGCAAAGCTGCCGCCCACGAACACGTCGGCATCCGTGCCTTTTTTCATGGAGTAGGCCGCGTCCAGGGCGCCCTTGCTGAAGGCGAATTCCTTGGCGTCCTGGGTCATGGCTGTGGCGGCCTGGGCCACTTGTGCGGCCGTGCGGTCTATGTCCGCGATGATAGCCTCCACGGCACGGCGGGCTGCCAGGTTGTCAATGAACGCGCCGGTGTCCGGGTCGGTATAGGGTGCCAGGCCGGCCAGCTTATCCACTGCGGTCTTGCGGACGGTGGCCAGTTCACGGGCTATTGCAGCGGCGTGGCGGTCCTCGAAAACACGGGTATCTTTCAGGCGCTTGCCGAGTTCATCCATGAAGGTGGGCATGTACGGATTCCTGGACGGTCACTTCCTCTTGCGTTTGCGCCACCACTCGAAATACCAGGCCGCCGGCCCGGCCTTGAAATGTTTAAGGCGCAGACCGTTGCGCGGATGAACAATGCGCCGCACACATAAATGCACCGACCCCTACAGGGTTTTTCACTTCGCCGTGAGCCTGTAGGGGTCGGGAGTCCGCACCAGCCGGTGGGCTGTGCAGGTTAGCCGAGACGGGCCGTGGACACCTTGTGGCCCTTTTGTGCAGTAGTATTCGCAAGGAGCCACTGAATACCTCCTATGCCGCAGCAGGCGGCGCGATGTTCGGTGGCGGCAGTCCAGGCGGTGCCGGCGGCGCGCCGGGCGGCGGCTGGAGTCCTGGCAACCCAGGCGGAATGGTCGGCCCGCCTGAAAGCATATCGGCGGCCAGTTGTTCATCGGCCAGCACCGCGTCCGCTTCATCCGCCGGGTAGCCCCGCAGGGCTGTGGCCGTGGTCTTGGAAACCAGGCCGGCCAGCACGTCCTTTTGAATCACGCCGCTGCGGGCTGCATCGTCGTCAAAATACGCGCTGGCCTCAATTTCGGCCTGGGCCGCTGCAATCATTGCCGGCTCGCTGATTGGCTTCAGCAGCAACTCGACTATGCGCTTGTCGATTTCTTTCTGGTAGCGCGCGCTACGGACCTTGGTGCGCAGTTGCGCCAGCGAGTCGGCTTCCGCCCGACGCTCTTCCGGGGTCTTTACGGAATACCCCGTCGGGTATTTCACGGAGTGGGGCGTCTTGCTGCCCAGTAGTTCGTGGTAAATGTCGGCCACGGTGCGCTCGGCTGCTTCCAGGACGGCACTGATATAGGCCAGCCCGGCTTCTTCACCCACCCGGTCCGCTTCCTTGCTCTTGCCGCTTTGCTCCAGGGCTTTGACCGAAAGGCTGGTCAACGCCAGGTCTACCATTACGCGGATAAGCTGGGCAATCGCGTCCTGTTTTTTCATGGACACTTCCAGGTTGCTCACTGGCGGCGCAATGTAATCCGGCCGCTCCAGGTCTTTGCCGTAGCCCACCCCGGTGTTGACGCCGGCATACTGCACATTCTGCGCGGCGTCCTGGGCCACCAGCCCTTCTTCCCTGTTGGTCACTTGCTCCGCGCCGGCCGTGGTCGCTGTGCGCTTGGCGGCGCGCGGCTTAATCATGGCGAAATTATCATCGTACTGCGCGGTATAAATCGGGAAGTTGCCCTTGAACAAAAACCAGGCGTCGGTGCTCGCCAGGTTCAGTTCGGTAATCTGCATGTCCGCAATGTCGGTCATCAGGGATTCCACCAGTCGTATTTCCACAACCGGCAGGCGAGTCAATGGCAGCAGGACCGGCGCGCTGGATTCCTTGCCCTCTGAATCGTAAAGCTGCACGGCCACCCCCGGCCCGGTCAGCCCCGCGTATTGCTCACCGGCCTCCAGCAGGCGCATGAAGCGGTAACGCCAGGTGCTGCCGCTCACCAGCCCGGTGGCGGGTTCCGCCACGTCAGCGGCTTCCTGCATCAAAACGTGGGTCAGGGTGTTGCCGTTGTCCGCGTAGGTCCAGGCCAGCACGTCTTCCGCGCCCACCGCGTACATGTAGGGCCGGCCGGCGTCCTGGGCTTGCGTAGCCCCGGCTTGCGCCGGCGGCGCGTCCAGCACTATGAATCGCTTGCCCTGGGCCAGCAGCAGCGGCAGGACTTCCACGCCCAGGAAGGTGCCCATGCCGGACTGCTTGCCGTCCACGTCGTTGGCCATTGCTTCTTCGTAAAGCGGGTCGCCCTGCCGACGGATTTCGGGGAACTTGACCACCATTGCATTGCGCACGATGTTAATGACGCTCTTGGCGTGATTCGGGTTGTAGGTTATCTGGCGGCGCTCTTTGAAGTCGCTGGGCGTTTCGCGCTTGGAGTAGCGCAGCAAGAACTCGTCCATGAAGTCCTGGCCGCCCTCGTAGGTCAAGCGCCACTTGTGCCACCGCTTGCCGTAAGTGACGTATTCCGGGTGCCGCAGATCTATGGTCCGGCGGGTGGTGGGTTGTGGCATCGCAAACTCCGCACGTTCAACCGGCGTACTTGAAAAGTCGTTCCAGGCGCACTTCTCTCTTGTCGGCCCGGTTGCGCAATCCTAAACTCTTTGGAAACGTATACAAGACTCTAAAATCCGGCGGCGCTTTGTACTCGCTAATCAGTACGGTGTTTTTTGCAGACCATTCCCGCGCCCGCTGCCAGAAAAGGCTGGAGTCAAATGGCGGCGTGCCAGAGTAGTTTGTCGTGTCGGCATAGGGCGGGTCACAATAAACCAGGGCGGCCTGCGGATGCAGTTCGGCCAGCGCGTCCATGCACTTAAAACGCGCGCCGGCAAGACTTTTCTGGTAACGCGTAGTCCAATTTGCGGATTGCTGATAAGAGTCGTTTTTTAGGGTGCCGGATCGATAGTGCCTGGCTGAATAGCTATAAAACCAGCAGCCCGCATAAGCGCATCCGGTACCTACAAACCCTAGATAGCTGGACGGCTCTGCACCCAGCGCGGCCCACTGCTTGGCAATTCGGTACTCGCCTTCGGTCACGCGCGCCGGCGGTTGGAACGTGCCGGCCGCCACTTCCTGCCAAAGCTGAATCATGTGCGGGTTAATGTCCAGCCCCAGGCGCGGCCCGCTCATGCCGGCGATGATGTTCGCACCACCAGTGAAAGCGTCGATGAATAGCTGGTCTGGCCCGGCGCGCTCCGCTTCCAGGATGCTGCAAATATATTTGGCCAGCAGGGCCTTGCCTCCCATGTACTGCATTCAAGACGGCTCCCGGCCCAAGGATATTCTGTATGCCACACACTTCTCCAAGAACTCAGCCATTGGCGGAATGGACGGAGTTGGCTTGTGCCTTTCTGGCAGCAAGTCCCATAATTCAGGGACGTACCAACACAACGAATGGCCAGAAACATCACGGTGCTGGCGTATGCCGGCGCGCAGTCGAGAGACTTCCGCCCGCAACTGCTCGATTGCCATGCTGTTAATATCCTCGTCCATGCCTGGCTCCTCTACCCTGGGTCTTGCACCTTGCGCCGGCCGCGCGCAATCCCCAAAAGTAGCCCCGCGCGCCGCACCGCCATTTCCAATGCGTCCGGCCCGTCGTCATGGTCGCCGTTCGGGAAGTCCAGGAGTTGCTGGAGCAAAAGGGCCACGCCTTTGGACCGGCGCTTGTAGCGGACGCGGTGCTGCGTGAAGTACGGGCCGCACCTGCGGATGCGGACAATCTTCCTAACATTGCCGTTCTCCAGCGGCTCTATTGGCGCCAGCACCTGCTGGGCAATAGCTTCCACGCCGGCCTGCCGCACCAGGCACTCTTGGAACTGGCTGGCTTCAATCACCGCCACGTCCGGTTGGAAGACGTTGACCGTCTCGACGAAATTCTCAATCATGCGGTCCATGTGCTGCCGGCGCAGGTCGGCGTCCACGTACAGTATGCCGTCCTTGACGCCCAGCATAATCAGGGCTTGGTAATCCCCGTGCCTATCATCGCGGCCCTTGCTGGGGTCTAGGGCCATAACCTTGCAGTCCATTGCAGTCGGCCAGTCGTCAAACCAGATCGAGTTGCCTCTGAAGGCGTCGGGGTTCCACTCACACTTGCTGGGGTCAATCGGGTTGCCCTGCTTCTCGGACTCGAAAGCCGGCGCGCCTATGGCCGTGCGGGATTTCATCAGGTCGTAAAGGCTCCAGCGTTCCGGCCATAGCACCCTGGACCCGGCGTCCATATCAGCCTGGTGGGTAGTGTAGAACTCCAGGGCCAGGCGCTCAGCGTCGGGGTTCAGTAGGTCGCCGTAAACGTGCTCCCACTCGCCCCACAAGTCCATGCGTTCCGGCCACGTCTCCAGGGCGCGGAAAGACTTAGACTCCCAGCCGGCCATGCCGGTCAGGTGCGCTGTCAAACACTCATTGTGGATGCGCGTGCCGATCACGAAGTAGTTGGTACCGGGCGCGCCGATGAAGGACAAACCCTTGCTGAACCATTCGCGGATTCTGGTGCGGCGCACGCTGGAGAACGCCGCTTCGTCACCTTCCGGATCGTCCAGGATGACGCAAGACGGGCGGTGCTGCATAGAGCGCCGGCCCCGGATGCGGTTGCCCGCGCCCAGGGCTTCTATGCGCACGCCGTTGGCCGTGACGATGCAATCCTTGCTCCAGGTGCTACCCTGGCCCCGCAACCACGGGTAGTCGGTCAGTAGGTCTTCATTGGTTTCCAGTTCGTGCGCGATTGCTTCCAGGTACTTCTTGGAAAGCCCGCTCGTCTCGGAAATCAGCAGGATGTAGGTTTCCAGTTCCTTGGCCGCCGCGAAAAGCGGATAGCCAAACGTGCCAAAGGTACTCTTGGCAGAATCGCGCGGGCCTTCAATGACCATGCGCACCTGGCGCGTGCGCGCGGCCCGCTCCAGCCGGGCGCTGATATATTCGTGCTGCCGACTGGGCGGCAAGGTGAAGTAGTGTGGAAAATATTCCCGGCACCAAGTGAGCATATCCGCAGCCGCGCCACCGGCGCCAGCCTCCAAGCGCAGGCCCAGCCCGGCCGTGGTATCTTCCCACACGCGCCGGGTGAGTGCGTGGCCGCGCCCGTGAATGATGCTTTTGAGTAACTGCATACCTAATCTTCATTCTCCAGGCCGGCCGCCCCGGTGTCGCCCGGCTCGTACTCCGCGCCGCCCCCACTGCCCAGGTCCGGCGGCGCGCCCAGCCCGGCGCCCGGCGGCTGGATGTAGGGCGGGACCTGCGGCTGGTCCGGCGGCCCCAGGCCGGCCTTGCGGTACTTCACCACGTCTGACGGATTGCTGCCCCGGTCGTCCGTGCGCGCGTGGCGCGTCGGCTCGGTCAAGAGCGTGACCAGGTTGCGCATTCGCTGGTGGATTTTGGCCGCCTGCTCCGGTGGGCACTCGCTGGCCACAATCGCGGCAAACTGCGAAGTGAATAGGTCGATCTGTTGCAGCATGTAGGTCTTGGTCTTGGTTTCCAGGCGCACCAGTTCCCGGTCGGGGTCCACCAGCCCGACATTGTAGTTCCAGATAGCCAGCTTAGTCCACCACGGGTGCCCCTTGGCTATCATCTTCTTCATACTGGAACGTATGAGCGCACCCAGCCCGCCACAGCGCTGGTCCCTGGCTACCTCCAGGAGTTGGCCGAAAGTCTTGCCGGTGCTGCCCAGGATTGAGGTTTCTTTTTTAGCGTGTTTGTCCCAGGTGTCGTGGTCTATGCGCGTCATGCGCGCGGCCTTCTTGTCGGAATCGCCAGCCGAAACAAGTTGTAGGTAAATCTGCTTCAATTCATCGGTCATTACCCGGCGCACCGGCGGGCGGCCGCTGCTGATTTTTTTCTGCCGCACCCAGCCCGGCGGATGCGCCTCCCATTCCCGCACTTTTTTCTCTAGTACGGCTGGCGGCGCTTTTGGTGGCTGCACCTGCTCAGGTTTGCTGGGGTCCGGTTGGTCGGCGGGTAGGTCTGGCACGGCTATTCTCCCGTTAGCGTTATACGCCGCGCGTGCGCGGATTGCAAGCTGCCTGTGGTCGGCGCGGCAGAATCGGCCGCGTAATAGTCTGTAAGACAAACTGCACCCATTGTCATAGCCCGTAAGAGTCCAGTAAGACAAATGTAAGACAAACACTTTCTCATAACTCCTTACACAGAGCCATTGTAATAGGAACTCGACTTTTTAAGCCTTTTATTGAAAATCTTTTTTCATATCGCTCGGCGTTATCTCACACCTATTACAAAACCGCACCGACGCCATAACTACTATGAACAACAGCACTTACAAGCGTATAGTTTCTATTACAAAACTCTTACATTTGTATGATATTTGTCTTACATTTGTCTTACATTAAGTAGTTATGTATAAGTTAGGTTAGTCACCCTAATTTGCGGCTAACCACGGTCGGCCA